AGCTGATGCTGTAGGTACATTTAAAGTAATAACCGGTGTGGTTGTTCCTGTAGCTACTGTTGATGTTAAATCTGTGCCTGTTGTGCCTAATGTTAAAGCTGCAACGCTTGTGACTGTTCCTGAACCCTTATTATTAAAGGTAGTCCAATCTGTGCTTGTAAGATAACCATTAACTGATGTCGTAGCTGCTGGTATAGCAATAGTAGGGGTTGCACCACCTGTAGAAGTAACAGGGCTAGTAGCTGATACAGAAGTAACTGTGCCAGAACCTTTGCTATTGAAAGTTGTCCAGTCTGTAGATGTTAAATAACCATTAACTGTGCTAGATGCTGCAGCCATAGAAATAGCTGGTGTTGTACCGCCAGATGATACTACCGGAGCAGTACCTGTGACTGATGTTACTGTACCTACTGAAATAGATCCACCAAGACTTGTGCTTGTACCATTAATAGTAATAGCTGAATTAGTAAGGCTTGAATTGCCAATATTGCTTAAAGCATTAGTAGATCCTGAAATAGATTTGTTGGTAAGAGTATCTGTTGTTGCTTTGCCAATCAAGGTGTCTGTGGCATCAGGTAATGTCAAAGTCCTATCTACAGTTTGACTTGTTGAAAGCATGGTTCTAGTGCTAGTAGTGCCGCCATCAGGGTTAAACATAAATCGTTTAGTGTTATCTACACCGCCCTGAACATTGACATAACCACTAGCACCTTTAGGTGCTAAATGAATACCAATGCTTGTATCTGTACCTGTTGCTGATATATGAACAGGATTGCCAGTTGCAGCGTTTTCTATGGTTACTTGATTAACTGCGCTTGTAATAGCTGAAAATTTTAATTCAGCGTTTCCATTGGAATCGTTAATTTGAGCAATTACTGGGGTAACAATAGTAGGGCTACCACTTAATACTACATTTGTAGTACCTGTAGATGTAGTAACGCCTGTACCACCATTTACAACTGGAACGACACCGCTTGTAATATCACCATAACTAAGAACTACTGTTCCTGTATATCCGTTTACGCTTGTTACAGCGTCTGTATTATCAATTTTTTGCCATGCTGAACCGTTATATACAGCCCAATCGCCTACTACCCAATCTGTAATACCATTTAAATTTGTAGAACCAGCAACATTGACTACATAGTAATAACCTTTTGTGCCTGTAGATGATGCTAATGTTGGAGTATTAGTACTAGCGTTCCATGTGCCTTGATAGCTTAATGCACCTAATACTGCAGCAGGAAGCTGACTAACTGGTACTGTACCACTACCATCTAATGAAGCAACACCGTTAGCAATACCTCTGTCTGTAGTAGGAATATATCCTGTTACAGTTACGCCTGACATTGTGCCACCAGTAATAGCTACTGCATTAGCATTTTGTGTGGACATTGTACCTAAACCAGTAATATCTGTGTTTGGCACTGTTGAACTTGCTGTAAATGCTGAAGTACCGCTACCCTTTACATAGCCTGTTAGGGTTGTAGCACCTGTACCGCCATTACTAACACCCAATGTGCCTGTAAATGTGTGGTCATTATTCCAATCGCTTGGTAATACAATATCAGCTAATACTGTGCCAGGCGGATAGTTACCTAATGCAATTTGTGCATCTAAATCTGGCTGTGTCCAATCAGATATGGTATCCGTCTTGGCATGTTTAATGGTTACAGCCATTATTTAACCCCTATAATTTTACCGTTGGCATCACGAACAATAGTCTTAGGTCTAGTCATCTGCTCAACAAGTGCTTGATGTGCCATTTCTTGTTTCATAGCCAATTCTTGATTGTGCATGTGATTAGCATTAATCAATTCAGCTACGTTTTGGTTTACAGCACTTAATACGCCTGTAATTTCATCTGTTAAGTGAGCATTACCATTCATATCAATATCTAATAATGGATCAAGTTGTGGATTGGCTGACATGTGTTGTTGTTTTAGTTTAGTCTTAGCATCTAATTCAGCAATAAGAATTTTAGTTTCATTATCTAGCTTAGTTTTCCAGGCATCAAATTCTAATCTTTGTTTTTCTAATGCTTGATCTAGCTCTGCTTTGTGCTGACGTTCTTTCATGTCATTTTGTGCTTGAGCTTCTTGTTTTTGAGCTTCTAATTGTATTTCATGCTCACGCATTTGTGTTTCATTTTGTAATTCAGCTTGTCTAGCTTGAGCTTCCATCTGTATTTTCATCATTTCAGGATCAGGTGGCGGTGGTTGTTTTGGTTGTTTAGATTGTTGTTTAATGTGATCTGCTAATGTATCAAACTCACCTTCTAATTCACGACCTACTCTATAGCCTGTTACACCAAACTTGAGCAAGTCCATAAGTAATGGAGTAGCTTCCGGTGGCATAGCTTGTGATGCTTGTACAGCTTTTTCTAAATATGTACCAACTGCACCTAAAAACTCTACACGATCAGCCTTTTCTTGTTGTTCATCCTGGTAAAGCATAGAATCCGTAGCGACTTCAATTCTAAATGTACGCATAGGATTGCTTTTTAGCATCTCTATAGCTTGTGGTACTAATTGCTGATCTTCTGGCATTAATTGTGCAACGCCACCAATTTTCATAAGTGTTTCTGGTTGGAATTGTCCGCAGATAACTTGTGCTTTTAGTTTAAGTATGTGTGAAGCGTAGCAAGCTACAGCATCTTGGTATTCTTTTAAGCGTAGTGATGCAAATTGGCTCTTAATTTGAGCTGATGTTGCAGTTTCAATTACATTAGATTGGCCACGAATAATGTCAGATATACCAGTAATATCGTAGATTTCTTGCTTAATCTGAGCCATAGCTTCATAAGCATTGCTAAGAGCCATAGCGATAGGTGTAATATCAACAATGTCAATTGCACCTTTAAGTCCAGCCTTTTCAGAGAACGCAGGCCAATTCTTAACTGGGATAAGAGTATTGTTTTCACCTTCTGTAAATAACCTTTGTAATGTCGGTTCTGATGCGTCATATACACCACGAACTTTTAATGCGTCTATAAGGCCAGAAATGCGTGTAGAAAGTACATCTAAAGAATTAGCTTGATCTTGATAAAGTGTAAAGTCTGGAATTGGTACAAGTGATTCATTAGTAATAGTTGAATAGAGTGGTTTAGGGCATGGGAAAAATTCCTCTAGCTCTAAAGGATCATCTCTTTCATCTAAGATTTGGTTAAGTGATTTAGAGATCCATAATACTGTTTCAGTTTCACGATCCCATAGCTCAATAATAAGGCCTTTTTTACCTATACCATCTGAGTCTTTATATTTTTGGTCATCTGGGCTTGAATCTAATGGTACTTTGTTACCTAATTCCTTACCAAATCTGTCAACTAAAGCTTTGCGTGTCATATAGACTTTACGCCATACTTTGTTTACTTCATCCCATGTTCTTGCTGGCTCATGTCCAAAGTCTTTCCAATGTACATAGTCAATAGGTGCTGCTTCTGAATCTAAGTATTCTGCAGCTTCATCTGATTCTTCGTCTGATTCTGATACTGAATAGTCTTGTGACTCAATCTTAGGCTCATCACGAACCCATGCTGAACCACGACCACCTAAGAATCTGTCATATACTGACGCTTCTAAACAATGTTTAAGATCCTCATAGTGAGTAATCTCAAAATCCATAGCTCTTTCTAAGATCATGGATGCTACTCTACCTACTGGATCATTGTCTTTAAATCTGCGTGACACGTCAGGTTTAGGCATGCGTGAAAACGTAGCAGCTTTTAATGTCTGTACGTTAGCCCATAGCATGTTGTAACGTGTTTGGGTTGAATTGGTTTGACGTTCATCCCTGTATCTACGCAATATCTTGTCAGTACGGTTCATCCATTTGGAGAACTCTTTGTCATACTGCGTGACAACATTTAGGTAAAGTTCTACTTTAGTCATGCTTATGCAAATACCACAGTAGCACTAAGAGTACCACCTACAACAATGTAGATGCCTGCTGTTGTAGATACAGGTATTGGATACCATGTGCCTAATACACCAGTAAATGTGTCAATGACTTTAGCTGCAGTCGTTGTAGTAGCACTATCATAAATAGTTACTGTGCCTGCTGTTGATGCTGATACAAATATACCTAGTAAACTAGCACCGACTGGCGATACATTACCTGTTGTTGTTAATAGTTTATATCCACCTACGTTTTGTACTGTTCCTGCCATTTTAGATCCTTCCACCTTGTGTTTTAGGGACTGTATCCCATAATTCGTTTAATGTTACTTCTGTCTTACCTACATGCAATCCTCTAGGCTTGTCATCCTT